GATTTAAATATGCAGCAGACACATTAACAGATTTAAAATGGGGTAAAGCATAATGGGTATAGGTTCGTGGTTTCAACGTAAAAAGGATCAGGTTGTTAATGTTGGTAAAAAAATTATTGATCCAGTAATTGATTTTACTACAGATGCTGTAAAAGGTGTTGTAAGTTTTGTTATGAGTCCTTTTACAGGGGGCTTTGATATACCAGACATATCCATTGATACAACTACCGCCATTGACAGAGCAACCACAGTTGACTTTACACCCAGCAACAAACCAATACCAGTATGTTATGGAAAATATGTTGAGCGTGGAGTACAAACTATTTTTGTGGACACAGCAGGCGATAAAAATCAATATTTGTACATGTTAGGTGTAATTGGTCATGGGTTAACACAGGATGACAACAGGGGTTCAAGATTATTCAACCTAATGATTGATGACCAAATATGTGACATAACAACAGCAGTTGTTGAAGAAAAAATTACTTTAGGAAGTGGGAGTATACCATTTCCAGGAGATTACAATACAGACATTGGTTTTGATAGTAAAAAATTAAACCACCCAGATATTGTGCAAGAAGGTTTTCCAAGATTTAGTGGAATTGGTGACAGCACACCTGGCATATACAGAGTAACCACAGGACGATTTAAAAATAGAGTTAAATTCCAATTGTTTGATGGCAGTGACGACAATGGATGGAACTCAGGTATAAAAGGAGTACACCTGTTAAAAGAATCACCAAGATTTGATGTAGAGTACGGCAGAGGACGTGGCGGTTTTTTACAAGGTGTACAATACATAGCATTAAGATTTGAATGGACAAACGACGAAATAAAAGATGAAAACGGCGAAAACTTAACAAATCCATTTTCAAGTTTACCACGTGTTGTAGTAGTTGCTCCAGGTAAAAATGTACCAAAATTAGTACGAGAAAAAATATCAGCACCTGGTTTTGAATTTGACACAGCCACTAGTATTAGTGGTAAAACTCGTGACACTGCTCCAACACCCGCAGATTATTCAGTAACATTTGCTAGTGGCGCATACAAACACAGTGCAACAAGGCAAGAAGGTTATGATGTGTCAGGTAACCCTGTAGAAATATTATTGGATTACATGCTTAACGATCGATTCGGTGCAGGTATACCTTTGTCTAAAATTGACCAAAACAGTTTTGTTAATGCTGCAGTTGCTTGCGGTAGAGTTAGAGCTGAAAGCACAACAGCAGGCAGTAATTTTGCTATGAACAATTTGCAACATATATACAAGACAAGTGCATCAGGCGCTATTTTTCCAGAGTTAAGATATAGAAGAAATGTTGGTAAAGAAGATGAAGGCTTTAATGGTTTAACTTATTCTAACAGTGTATATTATAGACAATTTGTAATAGACACAAGCGCAACACATTTACAAAACATTAACAGAATATTAACCAGCATGGGTGCAATGATGCCTTATGTTAACGGTAAATTTAAATTAATAATTGAAAACGCGGGTGTACCAGAAAACAGTTACAGTATACCAACAGATGCTGATTTAAAAGCAAGTCATACTTTTACATTTACAGATGATAACATTGTAGGAGGAATAAGTTTTATAGGTGGTGCATTAGATAACACATTCAACCAACTAAAAGTTAATTACACAGACATAGAACATAGATCACAACAAAATTCAGTAGTATGGCCACCGTCAACAGACGGACAATACACAACATTTAAAAGACAAGATAACGATTTAGATTTAATAGGTAACGTTACAAATGCAGGTATTGTAAATCCAGCTCACGCTTTGCATTATGCAAAATGTTTGGTACTTAAAAGCAGACAAAGACAAGAGATTAGTTTTAGAACAACAGAATCAGCAACAAATCTTGTGCCTGGTGATTTAATAAGAGTAACATCAGCAGTATTATCAATTGACCACATGTTTAGAATAAACAGTCTTATATTAACGCCAGACGGAGAAATTGAAATTAATGCATTTAGACATTATGTTGACGCTTATAATTTTGATGATTTAACATTGTTTGATAATAATTTAGGCTATTTAAGATTTGTTACAGATAAAATTAAAAAGAAACAAATTATTTCACCTGCAAAAAATGTGTTTACTCAACCGCAAGGATTAACAGCACGTTTAAAAATGCCTAACGATTTTAATTTTGATATTAATAAAAAAAGTAATATAATTCTTAAGTGGCATGACGGGAATATTAACGCTGGCTCAAATAGTTATGAAATACAATTAAAGAAAAATACAGATGCTAATGAACAATTTATTTCTGTAGGTACAACACGTAATCAAGAGTTTGAAGTTAACACTGCAAGTTTTGTAGGAGGACAAAAATTAAATGTAAGGGTACGCGCTATTGCAAACAACGGCACTTTTAGTTCTTTTGCGTCGACAGATGTAACAACAAAAGGATTTTTGGGTGCAGTACTTAATGATATTGTGTTTCCATATTTTGCTAAAAATGCGGATGACCAGGCTGGAACGGGTTTATCAAGTGGTGCAGGATCGACTGCTGTTGCGGTAACTACTAGAACAACAACCCAAACACAGGATACAGGAGAAATTTAATGCCAATTACATCAGGATTCAAAGACACAATTGACAACATCATTTATCCAACAGATTACACACGTTGGGATGACTTAGGAAATGGTAGCGGATCACACTTTACTATTACAGCAATAGATACTTCAAATAACTTTACATTTGATGAAGAAAACAACGGTTACATAAGAATCAATTACACAGATGCATTAAGGCTAAGCAACAGAAGTACATGGAGAATTGATTTTACAATAAAAATTAATTCAAGCAGCACATCAACAACTAATTTTCAAACTAGCCACGAAGGTGTAATATTTGCATCAGGAGAAGGCGGTACGTTGCTTACTGATTCTACAAGAACTGTAGATTATGCAGGCACAATTGATTCAAACAGAAAGTTTAAATTTTATTATTATGATGGATCTGATTTAAATTCAATAACATCTACAGCAACAATAGGCGTTGATGATTTTATTTCTGTAAGTGTTAGATACAGCGACAGCCAAATAAAAATTTATATTCAAGATGTGTTAGATTCAACAACAACTGCAAGCGCTGGAGTAGCCAACAGTTCATACAACTTTGTTATTGGTGGTAACACTACAGGTGACAGCAGCGGTGATTATTTGTTAGGTGCACAGATTGGTAGTTTCCAAATACGAAAAGATACAAATGCTTCAAGTACAGACAAACAATTAGTAGACAGAGATCCAAACGCAGCATTTAGTGATTATAATACTTTGTATGAAAACAGTGGCTGGGACGTAAACACATTAATTAAATTTGTAGACGTATCACCACCATTACCAAGACAAATAAAATTAATTCCACAAACTTGGGGCACATGGACCAATTGGTTTCAAAATCCAAAGAGTCAGATAGAAGTAACAACATCCGCAATTACATATCCTACCCCAATAACTGGATTTAAAAATTTAACAATTAAAACTACAGACGGCTTTTTATGTGCATACGCTAGAGGCGGAAGCACTCACCGAAGATTTCTTACTTCAGCAGGCGCTTTAACAGAAAAGGAATGGTCTACTATTACCAGCGACAAAAGCATACACGCACTTATAACTGATTTAAATCCATTAGACGAAGTT